AGGGGAAGAAGTGGTTTAAGACTGAAATTCTTATCAACACCATGAAGATGCTGGATAAAAAGAAGGGGAACGGTAAGGGTGAGCATGATGCGCCCCCAGACGACGATACCCCATTTTAAGGTGAAATAAATGGCTGAAATACAAATCACTAAACACGATAAATGTCCGGCCTGCGGTAAGAAGCTGATCAACCTACTTAAAGACCGTAATAATATTCTCCTGACGGCCCCATGCGGCGCGATGATCTGTTCCTGCGGTTGTCATTGGGAACCGAGAGCCTTAATCGATGCGAAGTTAAAACAGTCACGATCTCCAATTATCTCTCCGACCGGGGATGACTTTAAGTTTGTGAGGGAAAAATGAAATGTAGAAAGTGCAGTTTTTGGAGTTCAGTTGCTTTTTCGAAATGTCCTATCTGTGATGCCCCTCCAAACAAGAGTTACCTGGTCGCTCTATTTAAAAACATATTCTCCTGGGTGCGTGACCGTAGGATTTGCTTAATCAGTAAGCGTCAGCATATCGATCGCAACCCCTCGCGCCACCCGTTAATGTTGCCCCATTATAGTTTTCACCGTATCTGGTGGGTCTATCGGTTGTTTGATGTGATACCCATTGGAGTAGTGCAAGATCCAACCGCAGTCTTTACCCTTAATCCCATGCCTGAACAAAAACCTCCCGCACGGGACGCTACCGCCAATAGCGGGATAATGAGTTGAGGTAAAAATGAGTAAATATCTTGAATTTAACCTGGAGGGATGGACGGAAAAAACGTTTACATGGACTGTCCGGTCGAGATCTCCAGGCTTAGTGGTGGGACAAGTAAGATGGTTCGGGGTGCTGGGACAAATAAAATGGTTCGGGCGATGGAGACAATATTGTTTTTGGCCTTCCCCTGATACGGCCTTTAGTCCTGGGTGCATGAATGAGATTTCAAATTTCATCAAGGATAAAATGGCAAGGCGGAAAAATGATCGATCTAAATTACGCAAAATTATATAAAGTCCTGGTGATGGCGGGTGATCGTGCCAGCATTGGTAAGGGTAGGGAGCGTCACTCCGACGGTGAGCCGTTCACCGACCAATATATCTGTCGTGCACCTAAGATATTCGGCCTCGGTTCACTTCTTTACCAGATCGGCAAAAAGAATGAAGAGATTATGAGGCTGGATAATGTGGAGGGAAAGATCAACGAATTGCTCGATATTATCGTCTATGCCGCTGCGGGTGTGATTTTATTAAAGAGCATGGAGTAATTTTTTTACCCAGGAGGTTTACTAAAAGTCAATGAACGCCATGTCACTTAACGAAGCCTGCAATGAATTAAGGCAATGGGGAACGGAGTTTTTAGCTCCAATTTCCGCTAAGGGTAAAAATAGACTTGCACACTTTATCCTTGCCCTTGATACGGCAATTACCGTTAATCAGCAAAGCCTGGACAAAGACAACATCAAGGTCTGCCTCTCGGCTATTGCTCACCTAAAAAACATGAAGTGGTCACGTTGTAAGGACGAACACCTGATAGTTTTTATGGACTTTTTCACTAAAGACGAAATAGCTCTACTCTTCGGGATTAAGGTTGGGTCCGTCTATGCGCAGGCCCAATACATTAAGAAAAAGATGACGAAAAGGGGGGCGGAAAGCCTGGAACCTTCGGCAGGCACCGATTTAATTAAAGATATGTCGGAGGAAGAGTTTAGTGGCCTTTTACGAGTACAGACCCGATTATCGGCGCTTAAGTCTTTATCGTCTTCCAATGTCGAAATAACAAAGTGGATGCTTACTAACGAACGTGATCAGAAGTTTAAGGAATTGGAAAGTATGTGGCAACTCTGCAAGGACTGGTTGGTCTGGTGGACGGGCGAGTGCATCCCCAAGCTGGTGAAGAGGATTGCCCAGTCCAGACCTCCATTTGATGTAAAAATTTTAGCCGCCGAGGTTGCTGATGATAAATACAATGAACTGGTTAAGAAGTATCAGGAAGTGAAGCCACGCGTAGATGTATCCCAGGAGATGCCGGACGAGGTAGTAAAGACAGCGAAAAGGAGGGGTAAATGGAAAGAAGTGAGGCAACGGGAAGAGAAGGAAGCGAAGTTGCTAAAAGCCAGTACATCTATTGTCCCTCCCCAAACCGAGAGTGCAGAATCAGCATCGAACTCTGTAGGTGAAGAGGGTGTAAGCTCGAACGAATGCCCGAGCTGATTGACGGTTATTACCAGTGTTTGCAGGCGGTAGCGGAGAAAAAGAAGGGGAATAAAAAGTAATGCCCTTTAAATCAACACTCCCTCAAGGTACGGCACAGATGTTGAGGATCTTTAAATCTTATATTGACGGGTTGACCCGTGATTACTCGCTAACCTTCGTGGAGCGATTGGTCAAATACTATAAATATCACGGCCAGGGCATCCAGTTCCGTGGGTTTGAATGGCAGGTGCCGATGATAAACGACCTACATCCCCGACAGGTGGCTTGCAAGCGTTCGCAGGTGGGCGTGACGACCATTTACATGTGGCAGACCATCCTCTTCCTCGAACAGTATAGCCTGATGCCCTATTACTACGTCTCCGATGAGGGCGTGGAGATGAGCCGTTTCCCGACCGCCATCTATACCCTTGAAAACGATGATAAGGTCAGGGAATTCTCCGCCGACCGCTTACGGGACTTTATTCGAGAGAATCCTTACCTTGAGGACTTACTGGAGGAGGGAGAGGTTGACCAGATTTCCCTAAAAAAGTTTGGTCGGGCCGGCCTTTACCTCGGTGGTCGTAAAACCCTTTCAAGCGTTACGACTATTCCCGCCGAATGGTTGAAGGGTGACGAGTGGGACCGCACGACAGATGATAGCATCGGCAGTCAGTTGGAATCTCGCATTAAGGCCTCGCCTATGTTTAGGGCCAAAACGCAGAGAGGCCATTTCGGTATATTCTCAAGCCCGGAGATGGGAAATGCAGGGGTTACAAAAATCTACAACGAACTGTCAGATCAGATGGTTTTTTTAATTCGTTGTTCAAAGTGTAATGCCTGGCAGGAGATGGTTTTCCCTGACAGCGTAGCCAATTATTACGAGAAGGGACAGAAGTCGAAAGGTGAAGTCTATTACCAGTGCCTGGAATGCCTTAAACCGTTGGACTGGTCCGAGATTGGCAAATGGAGAAAAGAAGAACCCCTAAAACTTCACAACTGCGAATGGGTGCCAATGCGCAAGGAATATTATGACACCGTGACCAGATATGGAGAGGGTTATAGGGGTTACAGGATTCCATGGGCCTACTCTCAACCCGCACCCGAAGTCATGCGCGACCGTGACACGAAAGATACGGCCTATTTTCATCATCACGTTCTCGGCATTCCCTACGAAGACAAGCGGATGGGGCTGACTGCCGAACTATTTAAAATTTTAGCAAAACCCGACCTGAAGTTTATTTGCGAACCCGGGTATGTGCATGTGATGGGCGTAGACCAGGGCTGTTATATCTCGATCTGGAGATTGATACCAAACTCTAAGGACAATCTCAATCCAGACGATATTGGTCGCTGGCAATTGGTACATATTGAATTTTCTCCCGATGATGTAGCCTTCAAGACCTTTTTAAAGGGTGATAGGGGCCGAATGATTCCCAAGCCCGGGCGACTCGATGAATTGATGGAGCGATTTAGTATCGTTTTGTGCGTGATTGATGCCGAACCCTCCGGCAATGATGCCCTGAACTTTCAGAAAGATTGGTCCAGGAAGGTTTGGGTGAACCACTCGACGCGGGTAGATTTTAAAGATCCATACTTAGGCTTTAACTGGGTGGATAAGGAAAAGACACCCGATGAGGAAGAAATCTATGTGTGCCGGATTTCGGAGGATAAGTCTGGGGCTTTGGATGCTTATTTTAATTTTCTGTATAAGAATTCACTTGATGTCCCTATGTATGAGGACGACATGGGACAGTGGGTTACGCATCACCTCAACATTAAGAAAACGATTACCGAAAAGAAGCTAAGCTTCGGTAGAGCTAAGCACGAGACCATATACTACAGTATAGGAATGGGTGATCACTTCGGACAATCCGGTAAGTTCGCCTTCGAAGCTGCGAGTCTCTACCACAAGGTTAATTGGTTTAATCCAAGCGTGATTATTGCGTCGGGGGCAATATCGGGTGTCAAATTTAAACAGGAGGCAAGACGATAGAAAAACTCTGGCACCGCTTTAAGTGCTGGTTGAAGGGGAGAAATCCGAACCTGATTGGTAATGAACATGCCTAATCACACCATGGAATATTACTGGGAACATAAAGCAAGGGGATTATGTGTGTGGTGCGGCCGTCCAGCCGAGAGGGGACGGATTAAGTGTGAATACCACCTCCAGCAAACCAGTAAGTTTGGTAAGACTCACTGCGAGAAAAGACGCAAGGAGGATAGGTGTATTAGTTGCGGTTGGCCCTTGCATGAAAAAATGGATGAGGGTCACGTTAAATGTGTGACCTGTCGAATGAATGCCATGCGGAGGAGGATACCTAATGAGAATACTCGAATGGTCTGTTCCATCGAACTATGAACTGATCCTTTTGGGGGACAATCAAGAAGGGAATATATTGTCCTATCGCAAGGGTTATCTCGAAACGATCCAATACATCTTGGGTGCAAAGAATCGTTACGCCCTGCATATGGGAGATGAGATGGAAAGTTACTATATTGACGACCCCCGTTACGACCCTGCCATCCTTACCGAAGACCCACTGGCACAACAAGCAACTGTGATTGGGGACCTAAAACCTCTCGCTAAGGCAAAACGTTTAATCACCATATTGTACGGGAATCACAGCCACAGGCTTTACCCTAAGATTGGGGATATTACAAAAGATACTTGCAATAAATTAAAGATTGCCTACGGTGGGTTCTCCTGCGTTGTGAACTTTCAGGATAAACATGGCGTGCAGTTCAAGGGATATTTCACACACGGACGCAAGCTGATACGGTCGATTGCAGATGATCCGGTAAGACGATTGGCGAATGAGCAGTTGCAATTAAAGCAACATCTAAAAAACAAATTTGGAGACACCCTCCTTATGGCGAAAGGACATTGCCACCGCCTTATTGTTTGCGATCCTCGCTCCCAGCTTTACCTGGCAACGGAACCCAACATTAAGGAACACTACACCTCCAACCCACCATTCGGTAAGGGTGGTTTTGTCCATCCCGATCACAGATTCTATGCGGCGACTGGCTCGTTTCTTAAGACCTTCGGTGAAAACGTTACTTCTTACAGCGAACTTGGCGAATACGATCCGGTCGAAATGGGATACGTGGTTGTCGAAGTGAACGATAGGCAAATCACCAACATCAGGAAGGTGGTCGTCTAATGCTAAAATTCCCCCTCAAAATCGAAAGGGAAGAAGAAGTCACGCTTGGTCTACTCCGTGAATTAGCCGTAATTTATGTTCGCAATCTGGTGAAACCTGAAGGTGACTTTCTCGACGCACAGTTTAAATTTAATGGGGAAATTTTTCTGACCCTGCACAATGGCAGGTTGGCAAAGGGTTCCCGGGCCTCGATGAGTTTTATTAAAGAGGG